AAAAGAGATCGGGAGCATGAAGTTACAAATACATATCGAAACGAACGACGGCAAGACAGCAACCACCACAGCGCAACCACCAGAGTTCGCCAAATGGGAGCAAAAAACAGGATTTACAATTCAACAGGCTCAGGAAAAAATCGGAATTTCCGATCTAATGTTCCTAGCGTGGAACGCTTTAAGACGTGAGGCAGCGGGTAAGCCCGTTAAACCTTACGACGTATGGTGCGAAACGGTGGTCGATATTACGGTCGGAGAAACCGAAGTCCCAAAAGTTACAGCCGAGGAAGCCTAAGCTACTTAATCGTTGAGCTGTCGATCGCGACAGGAATTCCGATGAGTGAGTGGGTCGACGCGGCGGACATATTGACAGCGCTCGAGATATTGGAGAAACGAAATGGCGGAAAGTAAGGAAGTCGTTCAATACGACAAAGCCGAACTACGCCGCGTTACAAGCGCCTTTAAAGCTATGGACGATGAAGCTGTCGCCGAAGCTAAGGCGTCCTCAAGTGCGTTAGCTGATTATCTCAAAACTAAAATTTTAGAAGCGGCTTATGCCACAAGCAATATAGGCGACGATCGTATCGCTGAGGGTTCTAAAGTAAGTAAGTCATCTAAGATCGGCGAGATTTCGTTTGGTTTTGCTGGACAGAAATTTAGTGGCGGTGGTACGACTCAACAATTATGGGGCGGGTTTGAATTTGGATCGAATAAATATAAACAGTTCCCGAGATGGTCTGGTAAAGAAGGACAAGGATCTCGAGGCTGGTTTATTTATCCAACTTTAAGAGCTGAGCAAAGTTACCTGATTAACTTATGGGAAGACTCGTTTGCTAAAATAGTTAAGAGGTTTGACTAATGGCTGGTACTGGATCAAGAACGCTTAAGCTCTCGATATTAGCTGACGTCGATAATCTAAAAAAAGGCTTATCAGACGCGGGCACAGATACAGACACTTTCGGCGGTAAGTTAAGCAGTTTCGGTGCTGCTGCTGGAGCTGCGTTTGCCGTAGCTGGCGCGGCGGCGCTTGCCTATGCTGGCGCGTTGCTAGTCGATGGCGTTAAAGCTGCGGTCGAGGACGAAGCCGCACAAGTCAAACTCGCAACAGCAATCGGAAACGTTACGACCGCCACAGACGCAACTATTGCTTCGGTCGAGTCATACATTACACAGACAGCGCTCGCGGTCGGCGTGACGGACGACGAATTACGTCCATCGTTTGCGCGTTTGGTTAAAAGTACGGGCGACGTCGAAGCTGCGATGAAGCTACAAGGGGTCGCTCTCGACGCTTCCGTCGGTTCGGGAAAGTCACTCGAAACCACATCAAATCTAATTGCTAAAGCATTTGACGGTAACACCGCCGCACTAGCCAAATTAGACATTGGTTTAACAGCTGCCGAACTTAAGACTATGAGCTTTGATGAAGCGATCGCCGCCGTTACTGCGACTTACGAAGGATCGGCTAACGCCGCCGCTGATACTTTCGCGGGAAAGATTGATCGTTTAAAAATAGCATTTGACGAGGGTAAAGAATCAGTCGGAGCGTTCGTGCTAGACGCAATCACTCCAATGGTTACGCTATTCGTCGATAAGGTAATCCCAACTATAAGCTCACTCGCTACAAGCATTGGAACAGATTTAAAGCCAGTATTTGAGTCACTAGGTACATTTTTTAAGGATACGTTTCTCCCGGGCTTAACAGCGCTTTACGATTATGTCAACAAATATGTCGTTCCAATCTTTAAAGCTGGGTTGACTCCCGTAATTGAGGGCGTTCAGAAAGTCTTTAAAGCAATCGGCGATCTCATTACAGAAAACACAGGATTCTTTAAGCTGCTCGGAGTGGGCATTACTGCGTTCCTACTTATCGCTAAGCCGTTCGCAACGTTTCTCGGTACAACATTTAAAGTCGCATGGTCAGGAATCGCGCTGATTATCAACGGCGTTAGCAAAGCTATTCAGGGAGTGGTTTCTGGTATTAACGCAGCGATCAAGGTCGTTAACTTACTTATCAAGGGCTATAACATCGTAAACAATTTAAAGCCCGGATCGAAGGATTTACAAGAAATCCCAATGCTCGCAACGGGTGGTTTAGCTAACGCAAATCAGCCTTATATCGTGGGCGAACGAGGGGCAGAACTATTCGTACCGTCAAGTAATGGACGCGTTATTCCAAATAACAAACTAGGCGGCGGTGGCGGAAATATCTATATCAACGTTAGCGGCGCAATCGACCAGGAAGGCACAGCGCGCCGAATCGTTGACGTACTAAACAATAGTTTCTATCGAGGCACAAATGGCGCTAATGCGCTGGCGTTCTAATGACAGTATTTAACCCAGTTTGGCGCGTAAAGATTCAGGGCGTCGAATACACGACTTATACGCTATCGAATCTAACTATTACCAGCGGTCGAAATAACATCTATCAGCAAGCGCAAGCGGGCTACTGTAATTTAGAGCTGCTAAACCTAACCCAAGCCATCGTTAACATAAACATAAACGATTCAGTATCGATCGAGCTAAAGGATTCGACAAATACTTACGTTCCGATATTTGGCGGAACTGTCGTTGATTTTGGAATCGAGATCGTTACAGCTGGCAGCGTAGGAATTAACCAAGTGCTAAAGATAACCGCGCTGGGAGCTTTAAGCCGTTTACCTAAAGCGCTTACCGATGGCACGTTAGTTAAGGATTTCGACGGCGATCAGATTTGGCATATTCTCCAAGATTTACTTTTAAATAACTGGGGCGAAGTTCCGGCAGCTTTACAATGGACAAACTACGATCCGACGGAAACATGGGCAAACGCTCAAAACGTAGGATTAGGCGAGATCGATCGTCCGGGCAATTATGAGCTTTCAGCTCGATCAGCTGATCGCACAGACGTTTATTCGCTGGTTTCAGGGCTTGCGACGTCTGGTCTGGGGTACATTTACGAGGACGGCAGCGGACTTATCAGCTATGCCGATTCGACTCATAGATCGATCTATTTAGCGACTAATGGCTACACAGACGTAACAGCCAATCACGCGTTATTTAACGGGCTTAAAATTGAAACTCGAGCGGGCGACGTCCGAAATGACATAACCCTAAAATATAAGGCTAATGGGTCTAGTGAAGTAACCGCTGAGGATATTGGCTCGATCGAGCTTTATGGTCGTTTAGCTCAGGTCATAAATACAACTATTGACAAAGCGGTGGACGCTCAAGATCAAGCCGATTTTTACTTAACGCTAAGAGCTACGCCTCAAGCGAACTTTACGTCGATCACTTACCAGCTCACAAACCCAGAGCTAGACGACGCCGATCGCGATTCGCTTATTAAAGTGTTTATGGGCTTACCCCTGAGAATTAGCGATTTACCAGCAAATATGGCGTCTGGAACGTTTCTAGGATTCGTCGAGGGCTGGTCGTTTAAGGCTGCTTATAACGAAATCGCCATAACGCTAAATCTTTCGCCACTAAGTTATTCATTACAAGCTATGAAGTGGCAAGACGTTTCCATCGCGGAATCGTGGAATACTATATCTGGGGCACTAACTTGGGAAACCGCGTTAGTCGTGGCATAAGGAGAATAAATGACAAACCCAACGAGCAACTTCGGCTGGCAAATGCCAACGCCGACGGATTTGGTAACTGATTTACCAGCTGATTTTGAAGTATTTGGTCAGGCTGTCGATACTTCGATGGCTGATCTAAAAGGCGGCACTACTGGTCAAATCCTGTCTAAAGCTACAAATGCTGATATGGATTTTACATGGATAACTAATGACGTCGGCGATATTACAGCTGTAACAGCTGGTACAGGTATTACAGGTGGTGGCACATCGGGTGCTGTAACAATTACTAACTCAATGGCAACAGCAATCGACGCTAAAGGCGATCTAATTGCTGGAACTGGCGCGGATACTTTTGCTCGTTTGCCTATTGGAACCAATGGAGCAGCACTAATTGCGGATTCCACAGCTGCGACTGGTTTAAAGTGGAGTGCTGGTTATAGATTACAAGAAACTATTATTTACACTTCAAATGGCACATTTACAAAAGCATCTTATCCAAACGCAACAGCAATTATTGTTCAATGCGTTGGCGGCGGTGGAAGTGGCGGTACTGCGGCGACTACTGCCGCTGGTCAAGTGTCATGTGGTATGCCTGGTGGTGGTGGTGCTTACGCTAGATCATTAATTCTTTTATCAGCTTTAGGCGCAACTGAAACTGTAACTGTTGGTGCGGGCGGTTCTGGTGGTTCTGGTGGCAACTCATCGCTAGGGTCTTTGGTTATAGCAGTGGGTGGAATTGGTGGAACTAATGGTAACGCCAATACTGTTCCTACAAGTGGAGATTCAACTACTTTAGGTGGTCAGGCAAGCGCTTGTACTGGCGATCTCAAGATAAGTGGTTCTAACTCAACTGCTGCTTATCAAGTAAATGCGTCTTTTCCTTTGCGACCAATGCCTGGCAATTCCCAATTATCAGGTGTTTTTGGTGGCGGTGACATTGTTGCTATTAACGGAGTAGATGGTGTTGCGGGTGTTGGTTTTGGAAATGGTGGAGTTCCTGGGCTTAACCCACAAGGACAAGTAGTAACAAGAACTGGCGCAAATGGTGCTTCTGGAATTGTTATCGTGGAGGTTTTGTCATAATGATTAAAAGATACGCAGAAATAGAAAATGATTTAATTGTAAATGTTAGCGTATGGGATGGTGAAACCATATGGGAAACAGGTAAAGAAATTATTGAACTACCAGATGATTCTTTAATGGGAATTGGCTGGAAAAGAATAAAAGGAGTTTGGCAAGAACCTGAAATTGACCCAGCAATTATTGCTTTACAAAAAGCAATTTCTGAATCTAAATAGAAATAATAAAACCGCAAATGACACTAACGAGTTATAACGGCTGGACTGCTTCCAAAGATCAAGCCGAAATCGGAATTAAGTCATATGCCATACCGGGTACTGATTTAAAGATTCGTTGCGCGGAAGCTGTCGCACCTTTAATTGTGGGATTTTGTACGGAGTTTAACGAGCTAATCGAACCGATTGACGGCGGACAGATCGACGACTGGGGTTATGCGTTTCGCATGGTACGAGGTAGCACCGACAATTTGAGCAACCACGCGTCGGGCACTGCGATCGACATAAATAGTCGCGTTCATGTTCTCGGAAAACGTGGCACGTTTCCAGCTGAGAAAGTGCCAATGCTCCGGGCGCTTGCTAAGAAGTACGGTTTATTTTGGGGCGGCGATTATAAGAACAGACCCGACGAGATGCACTTCGAAATCAACGTAAGCCCAAAAAAAGTCCTAAAGCTAATCGAGGCTTTAGGGTTAGGAGAAAAGTAATGAAAGAACTGAAAGCAATAGCAGCTAGTTATGGACGATCAGCGCTTGCGGGAATGCTGGCTGTCTTTATGACTGGGGAACAAGATCCAAAGAAATTAGCTATGGGTCTATTGGCGGGTATTGCGCCCGTTCTAATGCGTTACGCGAATCCTAATGACGTTACGTTCGGCGCGAAATCGAGTGAACGCTAACGACTGGGCTGCTATGGGCGTGGCAATAGTCACGCTCTTAGCGGCATTTTTAACAGGTATTAGATACCTGGTTAAGTATTATCTGAGCGAGCTGCGCCCGAATTCTGGGTCAAGCGTCAAGGATCAGATTTCCAGACTCGAAGCCAGGGTCGATGAAATTTACAGCTTGATAATTAGCAATTCGACACGCCGTTAATTACGCGTAAGGCTTGTAATTGTCAGATATTTAGTTCACCCTATAACTAGGGAGCGAATAAGTCGCTTCCTAGAATCGGGAGCTAAAATGTTTACAGTATTGGAATTGGCGGGAGCTGTTATTCTCGCAAGTGTCGGTTGGTGTTTAGTGGGCTGGTCTATGGGTTACAAAGTAGGCTTAAAAGATGGCTTTAACCGAGGTCGAGCAGCTGGGCTTCGCTGGGCTACAGATCGCGTGAGAAATTCCTAATGGCAATCCCACTAGAAAATTATGAGAGTGTTGCCGAGCGCATTGAGAAGTTCTGGGTTAAGTACCCAAATGGTCGAATTGACGCAAAGATAGTATTTCAGGACGGTACTCGATACATAATCCAAACGGATATTTACAAAGAGATAACCGATCCGTTGCCATTTGCTACAGATTTCGCCGAGGAAATTAGATCGAGCGCTAATCGCTTTCCGCTAGAAAACGGATCAACCTCAGCAATAGGTCGAGCCTTACATACTGGCGGGCTAAGTAAGTTCAGCGAAAATCAGAATCGACCATCACTCGAGGAAATGAAACGAGTAGAGCGACCAACTGTTTCAGCCCCAATAATCCTAGACAAAAACGATAACGTGGTTATACCAAATGGGTCTTATGATCCATGGGACATGACTCAAGCGGTCGCTGAGATCGGCGGCATACTTACCGGGCGATCCTGTTCTCATGGCGTAATGATTCGCAAAGAGGGCGTTAGCAAAGCGGGCAAGGCTTACAAGGGCTGGGTATGTCCAGACAATAACCGGGCATGTGCGATATGGGAATAACAAAAATCACGCTAACGACAGATGAGGAAATCCAAGCAGCTGCGGCGGCTTTTTTGTGCGAG